CGAGACGTCAAGCCACCGCCGATAGCTTCCATTGGAAGACTACTCTGGATATTGTCTGGAGTTGTGCCAGCTAAGACATTAACCCAGACTCCAATTACTTCTTCCTTACTTCGTTTAATTGTATCATAAGACCATCTATTGTGGCAGTCATACCAGTCACATAGCGCGGCTATTAACTCACGATTGTGATAGCCTAGGAATACAGTGAATTCATTACTGAAAATGGATAGAGATGCGTGGTAAAGTTGTTCACCAGTTAACATATCTATGTCAGTTAAGTTAGTGTCCTTCATTCTGCTAATTAAAGCTTGAAGGGAAGTAGCTTGGGAACTTAAACGAATGGCAGGAATTTGCTCTATAATATCATAAGCATATTTCATGGCAGTTCCCTTGCCAGTTGCGGAGGGGCCAACTAAGACGATGTAGAAGTTAGGGTAGAAGGTTAATGAAATACCTATGTCAACACGACACTTTCGTTGTAAAGCAGATGCAATGGTTGAGATCGCGGTCCATTTTCTAAACAGTATTGGAGGTTCAGATTCTTCAGTAAGTAACATGAACCCTTCGATCCAATCTGGTAAATTCCTTTCATTCTCAGGCATAGTATGTTAGACCTTTTTTCCAACGTAGATTACTCCGTTTCTTTCATCAAGGAAAGTTCTGTATTTGTAGGTTAGTGTAGCATGAATGTCTTTTATGATCTGCTCTGGAAGTTTCTTCCCATTAAGTTCAGTTATCTTCACAGACACAGTTGGGTTAAGTGATTTTAGGTATGAGTCTTGCATTGAATTCATTTGCTCTCTCCTGTTCTAAGATTTGACACATTATCTTTCCAACTTCTTCATCAACCATAAGAGATGCAGAGTAAATATCTCTTGTTTCATTTCCTGAGTTTATGCTAAGTGATAGTTCAACTATCTTGGATACTATTTTGTTTACTGAGCTTTCCATAAACTTCCTTTAATTTATCTGCAATATCCTTCTTGCTCAAGTTTAAGGTTGTTCCATTCTTCTTCTAATCTTCTTGCTAAAGTATTCCTATCATTAGGGACTTCTTTACTTTTAAGTTCTGTCATGTCAGACTTACACATATTGTAACCTATGGCTACGTCACAGGGAGTTTTGATTTCAGTTCCATGCCATTCTAGTGGAGTTTCAAGTGATTCTTTAATCAAGGTTATCATCTTAGCGTGTTGTTCCCAAGGTATGGTTAAGGGGATTTGAAACACTACTGAGTCATGCACTTGGGAGAGTAACTCTACGGATTTGAAAAGGTCTTGATTATAATAGACATACTCAATGCCTTGTTCGTTAATCTTATCAGCGCAAGTACTTTGTGGTAACTGTGCATAGGCTTCACGGTAAGTAGCTGCACACGCACCCATAGGAACAAATGGATGAGAAGGGATTATGGGTCCGAGGAATAAACGAGTACGACCGAAGAGGTTTGTAACTGTACGATTACGCTTTAGCATATTTTGAATTAGTACATGGAAGCCACCTCGGATTTGTGGGTAGCCTTTGTGGATTCTTTCAATAGTAGCCTTAGCTTCAGACTCACCCATCTCGTTCTTAAGTGCGAAGGTCTTAAAGCCTACGTCGTAGTTAGTTGCATGGTTGCCCTTCTTACCCCAGTAGCGTTCAGACTGACGACCATCACCGAGAACAGACGAACCATCTTCACCGGAGATTTGATCATAAGGTTTACCGAATATGACTGATGCAGTGAGTCGGTGAAGGTCTATTCCTTGCTCGAAGGCTTCGATTTGTGGGAGGACTCCTCCAACGTAAGCGACAATTCTATTTTCAATTTGAGAGAGGTCGAGACTATACCCAATGTAACCTTCGTCAAAGAGGAAGAATCTAAGTAAATCGTGTGGCCAGTTTTGTTGGTTTCCACCTGTGCCAAAAATTGTTTCACCAGAGCTAAGACGTCCCGTCTCAGCGCCCACTGGCTTATACGAACTTCTATACCTTCCATCTTTATCCACCTTTCCTATGTTTAAGTATGTTGAGATACGTTTACTAAGTGACCTAATATCTAACATTATTTTCGCAGCTTTTACTCCCTTACGTGTTAGACGTTTAAGTGCATCTACATCGGTGGTAGTTGTATAACTTCCACCTGCACCTTTCTTTTTATAAGGCTTGTGTTTAAGTTCAGTGTAGAAATAATTTGCAAGTTGTTTAGGTGAGTTGTAGTTAATTGAATAGCCTACTTCCTCATTAAGTTTTTCCGCAAGATTATCTAATGTGTATTGTTGTTCATTTTTATAGTCTAACATACCTTGAACGTCAACTTTAATTCCACGCTCTGACATATAGATGAGAGGTTTGATTAGTTTACGTTGTCTGTTATAGGTTGCTTCATTTCCTTGTTTGCGGAGGATCTCAAATTGCTTAGGTAATGCTTCAGATGGAATGATTGAGTCCATGCCATTGTAGATCCACCACTGTTCCCAAGTACCAGCACCCATCTTCATCCATTGCTTGCCGTCTTGTTTATAGTAAGGAACGTCAGTGTGCATGTTAGTTACGAAGTCTAAGCCAGCAGGGAAGTCAGGGAAGGATATTTTCTGAGCAATCTGCGTACAGTGTATATTACCACGAGGTACTATGCCATACTTGCGGAACATAAACTGTGTATCAAAGATGAAGTTAGCACCGACTTTGGAAATTTTCTCTGACTGGATTATCTTAGCAACCAAGAGCATTATTTCGTGTTCTTGGTCTGGTCGGAAGTAGTCTCCTTTACCGTCTCTGAATGGAATTGAGATGGAGTTGACGGAAGTCCAGCCGAAAGAGATGCAGTCAAGTTCTCCATTGATGACTTCAATGTCGATAGCAATTGTTTGACCTCGGCATCCGACTTCGTAGCAGTGGTTAAGGTGGGAGATGGACTCTTCGAAAGTTGGTTTAATACAGATGTTGCGTGTAGTCCTTCGTACTTCTTTGAATGTTGATTCATACTTAGCCCTCAGCAAATCTTCGCAAATTAAAGGTTTGTTTAGGAAGTTGAACTTAGGTGGGATGAAAGTGGCAGGGTGGAATGTAGGTATGACTTTAAGGTCAGGCACGAGTGTAGATTCAAGCACAGATCCACGCCACTTAGTTATTCCAATTCGACTGGTTAGGGCAAACAAAGCTATGTTGCCGAAAGCTACTATTACATTTAAGTTTAATTGTTCTAACTCACTCTTTAACTCTTGTATGTATTGATAGCCTTCAGGTGAAACAGTTGACTTGCCATATTTGCCTATGTCTATGTAATGTTTTAAGGGGCGGTCGAGGTCTTTGATTACGTTAGTTAAGTATAAGTCACGTCTAATTATCTTGGTCATTAACAAGCATTGATCAAGACCTTTACCAGCCGGACCTACGAAGGGTTTTGGAGGGCGAGCTCTTATCTCCTGCACACCTGGTTGTTCACCACATCCTGCGAGTTTGGCATCTGTATTACCAGATGGAGGAACGTAAAGTTTTTTCATTATTGATCCTCTAAGTATTCAATGATATTATCTATCTTATCAGTGATAACTGTATGTACTACTACTTCTCTATGAAGAAATCTTTTGGGTAACTTTACTGGCTGAGGACGTAGTTCTTTCACACGTTCATCGTCTTCTCCATATAGTGCACTACCTAAGTTGGCCCATAGTTGTCTAGGTCCGTAAGGTCGTCTATTATCCAAGTGCCCCAGTCTATTATCGAATAAGTCTTTTGCTGCTAAAATTATTAGTCCATCTTCATAAGGCATAACTTTCCCCCCCCCCAGTCCGTTAAATTATTTTACGATCTAATTTGCTAAGTATACAGCAAATAATATGAGTAGTATACATAAACTGAAATATATTTCACCTATAAATAGTTTGGTAGACAATTTCATTATCTCACCTCATTAGCCTTTATTAAAAATGAGTCTTTGTTACTTTTAGATAAGTCAAAGCCAATAGGTGCCATGCCTAACTTGTGCGCTGCTAATATACCAACACCTGAACCAAGGAATGGGATTAGAACACGTGAACCTTGGAAGGCAAAGGTCTCGTAGATGTCTATCATTAGATCTATTGGACGTTCAGTAGGGTGAGTCTTTTGTTGGGCAGGTACAGGTGCATAGTCAAACTGATTACCTGAACGAGCCTTAGCTATTGCAGGACGCCCCTTCCATGCGTAAAAGAACATTTCGTAGGAGTTAGGCAAGTGCATTTCAGGGCGCTTAGATTGACCAGAAGGCTTAGTCCACACAGGACACATACGGGTAGTCTCAAAGCCAGCTTTTATGATAGCTTGGTAAATCCCATTAAACCAAGGCTCAGGTGCAAACCAGCAGAGTAACCAGGAGTGATTAGACATTACTCGGTAGCATTCTTGGAACACTGCATTCATCCCTCTCCATGAACCATCTGGACTACCATCCATGTAGTAGCTAGTAGGTATTTCATTGTATTCTTCGAGGGAATATTGAGACTCTCCACTGACCTTCTTAGCATTGTGTAGGTCGATAGCATAAGGAGGATCTATCTCAACCAAGTGCATTATGCCATCTGGAATTTCCTTCACTGCGTCAAAGAAACTATTTACAATGTAACATTTAGAAAGTTCATGTAAGACAGTGCCAGAAGATTTTGATTCTAACTTTTCAGCGATTGCACCCTTGACCATAGCTTCACTTACTTTCTTAAGCACCTTAGATGCATCAGATGCGGTTTTGCAGTTCTCGAATAACTCAGGAAATATCTCACGAGCTTCAGCACGTTTGATAGATTGAGAAACAGCTGCCTTGGTTGTACCACCTAGCATCTCACCTGTATCAGCAAGTCCCCAGCCGTCCCCACCAGGTCCAGGTGCCTTCACACCGTGGAGGGTTTGTTGCATCTGGGTGATTTCCATAGTTAGTTTGTCAAGCTCGTAATATTCCCAGTCTTTACGGTAGAAATTTTCAGCCTTTTCGATTATCTTTACTTCAAGCTCGGTTAAGTCACGGTCATAGATACGGCCAGGGATTAAAGTTACTTTGTTACGTTTGAGTACAGTAAACCTACGCTCTCCTGCAAGGAGTATATAAGTACCATCTCCAATAAGTTTAAAGGTTAAAGGTGTTGTTAGTCCAGACTCCTTCATGGATTCTTCAAGACCGTCAAGGTCACCCATTATTTCACGAGCTCTGTCTGAAACTGTTATCTTCTCAACCGGAACCATCTCCACACGACCTACGTCAATAGTCATTTAGTTACTCCTTCTAAGCCTTTAAAAGTTTATCTCTCTGATGGCAAAAATAGTCATGTTGGCAGAAGTCATATCCACAACCTGTCATCCAGATTGCAAAATCCTTTAGTTCATCTCGCTCTATACTTACCATACGTAATAGTTCAGCTACTTCATTTGGCACTTCATGTATCATTTCATCTATAACTATCTTTAACATATTAACCTCCTAAAGTCTTTAAAAGTTCTGCAACTTGATCTGCAGTCATTGAGTTTGGATCTATCTTTGGTAAATTCTTCTTCATAACCTTTCGTGTGGTCTTGGTTTTCTTAAGTGGTACGCGGCGACTAAGACGAATTAGACGTAGGTGTTCAAGTGCTTCGTCAGTAGTCATATCGGAGATGGAGGTGTAGTTTAATGATTCAAGGTTGGCCATCTTTATTCTCCTCCAGTCTTTTTGCGTCCTTAATTATATCCTCTAATGCATCTTTCAACTCTTCATATCTATTTCCTTTGTCTTCCTTTTCTTCTTCTATACATCTTTTACATGGATTAATCCGTAATTTTAGTTGGGTGAATGAGTGTCTACCATGTTCAAGTCCAAGAATATCAAGGAATCCTCCACAAAGATTACATTGTGCTATTATATCTATATTTGCCATCTTATCCCTCCACTTTCTCAGCTGCTATTTCAGCTTCCTTCATCGAAGGTAGAATTTCACGGGGTTTAACTTGGCCTGACATTAAGATACCAATAGCTACACCTCCATGATCTTCAATTAAGTCTAATACATCGTCTAAGATTTTAGTAAACAAAGCTTTGCGGAGTCCATAGTTTACGAGCAGGGAGTCAGCACGCTGCTTTTGTTCGTAGGTAATTTCAAAACTAAACCTGGGCTTGTATTCTGAATCAGTCATAATTCAAACTCCCTTATTTTTATATCAGAGTTGTCGATTAAGAACTGTGTATGTTTATCATAGACCTTAGCTTCTTCAATTACAATCTCAGTAACCCCTGCATTAATTAAAGTACCGAAGCAATTTTTGCAGGGAATTACTGAGTTCATGTAAAGAGTTGAACCAAGGACACTTACTCCCAGACGAGCTGCGTTGGAGACACAGTTTTCCTCTGCGTGTTGAGCTGGGCAAAGTTCCATGTGAGTTCCACTTTCATAACCAAGAAGTTTGCGTGGACAATCTAATTTTAGACTTGCTGGTTTAACTGTCTGGTTACGAAAGAGTTTTAATAGTTCATTATCCTTCATAAACCTCTCATGTCCACAGTGTGGAATACCACGAGGAGGACCATTGTAACCTGTAGATATAATTGAGTGATTACGTACAAGAATAGCACCAATTTGACGTGATAGACAAGGTGACTTGGAAGCCACTGCATTACAGATGGAATGAAAGTAAATATCCCACTTCATCACTTAACCTCCATGTCAACTAACAATGCATCTAGTAAAAAGGTATAGTTACGAAGGTCGGTTATCTTTTCTCTCCACTTTCTCAAACTATGCACTTCAGGGTCTTTGCACATAGTAGCTATAGAAGTTACGTGTTTCATAGTCAGGCTGATTAGAGCTTCGGTAGGGTAACTGTTATTGACATGAGCTATTTTGTAGAATTGCTCAAGACGATCTTCTTTGTGAGGTGCATACTCGATAGCTTTCTTTATTAACAGTCTCTTACTCCTAAGAAATGATTTTTCAACTTCGATCATGAATAGTTCTTTTTCCACTTTGGTTTTCTCCTTTCAATATTATCTAAAGTTCAAGTCTCTCCACCATGCTGTCATATTCATCTGTCATTGTACTAAGCCTTACAGCAAAAGATCTTAGTGTGTTTGCAAGAGGTACAAGTTCCTCTTCGGATTTATTAGCAGTCTCAGGGTTAGTAGGAGGTTGACTTAATAATACTGATGATATACGATTTGCAATTCTTTCTTGGACAGCATTTGCTCTATTCAACTCTGAGTCTGTTCTGTTTAACCAGGTACTTACTTGTGATTCTCTTTCTGCACTTTCCATAACTTTCTCCTTTGTAAGTTGGTATAAAAATTTTACGGTCTTTATTTCAACACCTCAAAGACCTTCTTGATGTCATCTAAGGGAATTTCATCTAATACATATATGGCAATGAGAATGGTCCTAGCTGCAATCCTCACTCCGCTAACTTCTGGTATCTTCATTAATTTTGCGTGTAGGACTTTAGCAATCTCCAAAGCATCTTTACTTTCCCTCTTTTGCATCTTCCAAATTGCAAGTTTAGTTTGCATTAACTGCTTATGAGTGTGAACAAATACTCGCTTTGGTTTCTCAAGTACAATGTAACATCCACCTGTTATCCATAAAGTATCTTTTGGGCAGCTTATAGATACAGATACTGGTTCTGTTACTTCTGGAGGTTCTTTAGCCAGTGCCAAGTTAGAAGATAATACTGCTATTGTTAGTAATCCAAAGAATATTTTTTTCATGTTATTTTCTCCTTTTTAGTTAAATGTGGCAGTGGAGGTACTTTGAGATGCACATACACCACTCGTTTCCCTCAAGGTATGTGTTCTTGCGTCAATGGCAAGCTCGGGAGACTTCCCCAGCTATAATTCCCGATGTTCCCGGGTTTCTTGGATCTGGATACTTGCCACGCCACTGCCACAAATTATCTTACTTCCCAGTTACATACTTACTAATCGTATTCTGATCTCCATACTCGTCACTCTTCTTCACTCCCAGAATACACCAGCCTTCGAGACCGATCAGATCCGACTCCCACTCAAACGGACGACTGAAGTCAAGGTCAAACGCAGCCGCGAAGTTTTTGAACTTGGTTAATGAACGAGCAGCCTGTTTAGCATCTAACTTATCTCGATCTGCCAAGTCCCAGAAGAAGTCATTGAACTCATTGACGAGTGGGTCAGCAGGTATGTCAAGGATAGGCTGATACCACTGACAATTATTCTTATCACTTACTCCATCTCTGCATCCGATGATTCTGGCTTTTACTTCACTTCCACGAGGAAGTATCTTTGGTTCTGGTGCGTCTTTGATCTCCTGTTCAATGTCGCTGTAATCTGCTAACATAATGTTACTCCTTTCTTTAGGTTAAGTTTACGGTTGAATAGATTTCTTTTCCTCTGCCATTTAAGTTTATCACCTCCTTTAATTTGCATTATTACTATTACAGCTCGAACAATGTTATCATTCCTTGATACTGTTCTGATATTCTGTTAATCTGTTCAACATATCCACGTATCTGATTTGCAAGCGGTACGAGTTGTTCTTCAACTTCTGCCTTGTTTTTCTCGTTAGGTGGTGGTTCGTCTCTCAACAAAGGTATCAAACTGGCATTAATGTGCTGGCAAATTTCATTTGCTCTTTTTATACTATCCTCTAATCGTTCCATCCATCCTGTAACTTGGCCTTGGCCTTGCTTTTCAACTTGTGCACTTTTTGCACTGCCTTCCATTTTAGTCCTCCTTTTTTATTAGATTGTTAATAATTTAAACGAACTCCATGACTAAATTGGTCTGTCTTTTATAATGTACATTTGGCCTGTCAGATCCACCACAATCGCCATTGGTTAAAGCGCATACCATGATATGTATATGACATTAGCACGTCACCACGTCGATTTGGTGGACAATGAAGGCCTATTGTGGCATGATATACCGACCATGAATAGTCCGTAAAAAAATTAAACGGTCTTGTTAACTATCGTCAGTTAGACTGGTTAGTCTTGGTTTGTCAGACCAATTAAGGTCGGCCTTTTTAAGTAGCTTCTTAATATCTGGAGGTTCAACTGCGTCTAACTTTCCATTCCCTTTTAACCTTGACCTAGCGATGTAAGTTCCGAGTGAGTCAATTAACATCTTACGTTTAGGATCTCTGCCGCGCCCATCTTCTCCGGTTAGCACATAAATTTCATCGAATAGAAGTGGAATGGTTACTACAGCTTGGCCGGTAGTGTGAAATCGGTAGTTTACTTCCTCACGGATTACACCTGACTTAGAATCAATGTGCATTATCTTGCGGTTTTCCCTAAGATGCCCAGTGAGTATAAAGTCACATGGAAGACGCATTAGTTTCTTAATATAATTAGTCATGTGAATCTTCTGTGGCATATAGTCATGACGATGCTGAGGTACTTCACCTGCACGACCTTTGTTTGCAAGACCATAAGCCATCACTGCATCACCCCAGGTAGATGCCGAGTCAAGGCAGTAAGTGCCAAAGTTCTCAAAGTAACCTATGGTAAAGCGTATGTCAATAGCTTTCATCCACTTTGCAAACTTATCTGGTGAGAAAGGATCGTCCGCTTCCCACTGGGTGTCGGCCACTATATCACCCCTCTTAATCTCAGCAAGGAGACCTTTAGTCCCACCAGGGTCGAAGGAGTCTATGTGAATAGGTTTACGGGCAGTTTTTAAAAGGTAAGTCTTACCACTGTTTGTCTCTCCAGTAACCAGCGCACTAAACCTTTTCTGCAAAGGATCACCTTCGTAGTAATCACGAACTTTTTTAAGTTCATTAGTGTAATTATAAGCCATTAAACTTTCCTCCTTTATCTTCACACGAGTCGCATGGTAAGTGCTTAACTTCGGTTAATTCAATAATCTGTTCATCCTCTAAAAACCTCCAAGCCTTTTCAAGCTTAGGTATTATTTCCTTAACTTGAACTAATAAGTCACGCAGTTCATTTCTGGTCATTTCCAATCCAATGGAAAGATAAATCTCTCTAAGTTTCCTACTTCCCAAGCAGGTCTTCTAGCCCTAACCATTGTAATCTTTCCAGGCTTTGCACAAATTAGATCTTGCATATTTATCATGTATGGATCTACTACAATAAAGCGTGTATTAGTTCTTATTGATATATACCTGGTATATTCCTCTTCCTCTAATCTTTCAATGTCAAAGCATTCTTCAATTAGTCTCATTTGTTAAACTCCAAGTTCATTTTATTTGTAGTGTCCATTGCACTTGGATCCCAGTGCTCTATTCTAAATCCAATAGGTGCATCTTCACACCTTTGTAAAGGATTATTCCAAGATAAGCAAAAGTCATGGTAAGGACAGCCTCTGTAATTAGTACATGATTTAGGATTCATCTGGAATGCATTGAGTACTGAGTGAGAATCAGAGCAGTGCATTAGACGGTCCATGTCTCGGTCCAGGTCACTGAGTATGTCTAAGACATTCCAAAGCCATACATTCATTTGCTCTGGAGTCTTGTAAGCAGGGACTCGGCGGAGAGTAGTATGGTGACCTGCGGGTCTAGCACTTGAACCACGTTTAAGGTAAGCAAATCCAGTGCCGCAAAATTCTATGCCAAGGACTTGCTCAATAGGAAATAGAC